GATGTATTGATGTATTGATGTGCCTGTATAGAAATTTAAATAAACTTCTATTTCCCTCCTCTTGGCATTAAGTCGATGTAACTTATCGTCTTTAATGGATTGTCTGATTAAATCTTTAGCGTATTGTGCCATTTATTACCCTCTTTTTTTCTATCTACAAATTTTATGCCTTGCTGTTTGATTGGAAAACGATTTAGGAGAAAGTATCTCAACATATCGCAACCATGATCATGAAAACCATCTTTAACAGGAATCTCTTTTAAGTCCTTACCCTCTTTATGTTCAGGATAGCGATAATTCTCTAAATCTTCTGCTAATCCCATACAATTCTTATTTAAGTGTAGCCTGCGTAAGCCTTCAGCATTCTCAATGAAGCTTCTAACATGAGAAATACCTGCTTCTAATTTACGACTAATTTTGTCACGAACAAAGCGAACATTCATTCCATTTCTACGAAATTTTTCAATATCACCCATACCAGAAGAAGATTGGACTGCACTACCTGCAGGGTCTCCGAAGGAAGCTATCACTCTGTATTTAGCCTGCTTATTTTTACATACATTAATAAGATCATCAGTTGTTACTCTTTCTTGGTGGATAAACTCATCAATAACATTGATATGCTCTATTCCGTCTACAGTATAGACTTGAAACCAGGCAGCAGCCGGCATTCTAAAACCAAAATCAATACAAACATAGGTAGGAAGATTTGGTTGATAGGGGAAATTACCTAAATCCTTCATTCTATCAAATGGATAGACACGACCAGCAAATGAAGTAAACATTGCCCCATATTCTTGGTCAAAAATCTCTGTGGACATGTTTCTTTTAGCCTCGATAAGGTCAGGATCATCTAATCCAAGTGGATATGCATATTGATTCTCCCATGACGGACTATTGAATGAATTCCAATCAACATCAGACTTTCCAAGAAGGAATTTATCATAATTCCAATTATAACCTTCCGGTGTTGATATGAAAAGGGCTTTGCCCTTACGATCTGAAAGAGTAGGGCGTAAATACATATCCCAAACAGTAGCTTTCTGCTTGGCAGACTCATCAAGTACGAGAAAATCCAGTCCCTCACCCACAAGTGAAGGGGGGTTATCTGCTGATTTGCCCTCAAAGACCGAACCCCACTCGGTTTCTATATACATGTCACGGTATGATGCTCGTCTTGTTGGTACGCCCTGATTCATTATAAGTTCAGCCCATACTTCACGAAAAACCTTTTCTGCAAGTTGATAATTTGGGGCAACTACCCAAGCTCTTTTATTTGGCTGTGTAATTACAGCCTCAATCTCTTTAGCAGCAGCTATTGATTTTCCCCATCGTCTACCACATATTGCAACTGTAAATCGTGCCTCTTTATCGGGAAAGTGTAATTTTTCCTGACCTTTGTGTGGGATATACTTCGTGAATTTAAAGTATTTTCTCTTATAACGAAATAAGTCTTGACTCATATTGAAAATTCAGTTATTTTATTTATATATATATATATATATATATATTAATATATATATTATTAAAAGAAAGAAAGAAAAAGAAGCAAAAGAAAGAAAGAAAAATCTACCAGCTTGAAACCCATTCAACTTCAATCTCTTCATTTTGGTACTTATATGTTACTATCGTGCTATCATGCGTTACTAAATATTTCATAAATGAACAATACCCTTCTTTTTTATAGTGAGTATGCTGGACATCGCAATAGGATGGACATGTATATCCAGCCATTGGGTACTTATCAAGATAGTGACCCCATTGACCCACAATGACAAAAATTCCAGCAAAAATTATACTTCCAACGATTAACGATTACCTAATACCTTCCCAAATTTTTTTATTTCAAGTTCTTCGAGCTTATCCCACCACGCATCTCTCTGTGATTTTGTCCTTCGACCAGGTTTCAACAGTTTTAAGCCAACTGCTTTTGCTCGTTTTCTTCTTTCATACATGTTTTGTTGCAACTCTTTCTGAGTGATCTTCTTCTTTTCAGACTGCGTAGCCAACTTAAGCATTTTAAGTTCATCTTTTTCCCTAAGCTTAGGGAGATCATTACTAGTATCCCTATCAGGAAGAACAATGTCATCAACAATGAGAGCACTTGCTTGCTCAGCAATTGAAATAGCTCCATTAGTGATTCCTTCATCTTGAACGAACTCTGCATTTTCAACATCCTCCATTTTCATAAATTTTTCAAAAGGACTTTCAACTTGTATCTTAACCTTATGTTCCAACTTTCCAAAATGTTCCAACACAAGCCGACCAGCTTGAACATTACCAGCCTTTGCTTCTCGGATCATTGCACTAATGACAAATGGTAATTCTTTACCTGCAACCTCCATAAATCTTTTATATAAAACATCTATGAATAGAGGATCACTCAACCATGTTCTGACCGTAGGAGTGGTAACACCCAAGCTCTCAGCTAAATCCTTCTGTGTTAAATGAGGTGTAACTGCCAACATCTCAACAGCTAATAACCTTTCCTTACTCTTTCTTACTTTTTCCATACTCTAAACTTAACTTGAAATTCAAATTATTTCCAATGATTAATTTGAGATTTAATAAAAACGCAGATATTCAAGTTCTTTTGGACTAATTATGTGCTGAGGGGATATAGGTGAACGATTTTCACCCATACCACATATGGGGGTGGGTTTATAGCATACTACTATATATAGTAGGTCAGACAATAAAAGTGTAATCTGAAAAAGAAATTTCTTAGATTCAATTACCAATATATACTAAATTTGTTTGGTGGTAGAAATGCCACATTAAATGTAAATACAACGTAAAGAAAGGTAAAATAAAATGACTACAAAAGATAGTACTTCTAATAAAGTTGAACCGGTAAAAAAACCATCTAAAATCAAAGTAAGTGAAGCAAAGTTCAATGCTTTGGTTGATGAACAAAAGAAAGTTATCAATGACACAAAGAAGCAATGTGGGATTAAGATGACGTTACAAGAACGTAAAGCAAGTGATGATCATGCCGTGCAAATTGTATCCAAATCACATTACTTTGGTCACGTTGGTAACTTCAATCACTTCCATAAAGATGATCAAAAGTTGATAGTTGAAATTGATGATTTCATTAAGGCACAAAAGAAGAAAAGTAAGACCGGTCTTAAGGCTATTTGTCCAAAGGGTATAGAATATGGCTTTGGTAGATATATTAACAAAACAGGAAAAGTTGTTAAACCTAAAAAAACCAAGAAATCTGAGATTAAAAAATCTACTAAAAAATAGATTTTAGATTTTAGAAAAATTAGGTAGGTAAAAAAATCTGATTGTTTCCACAAGATCAGGTTTTTTACCTTACCTGTAAATTGTAAATAATCTGCTTAAATGTTTAGGTGAAATTTCCCCTTATATATATAAGCACAACAAAAACGTAAAGGAGTAAATAATGGAATCTGAAAAGAAAATTATCTGTTGGTTTTGTCAAGACAAAGTAACGGATGAATCTCAAATTGTTAAGCAGAAGTTTAGCAATAAATTCTGGAGTGTTTGTAAAACCTGTCATATTGCACTAAAGAGGGTTTCAGGCATTAGATCAGCAATCAATGTAGTTCAGATAATAAGAAAGGAGAATGATTATGCAATTCGTTAAATTCATGATAAATGAGATTTTATTGCCAAGTCTGACATTTGTAATAGGTGTCTGGTTTGTTGCAATACTTGTAAAAATATTAATAATAATCTATAATTGGGTATAAAGGAGAATAATATGAAACTGATGTTTGTAGTAGAAGGTGATATAAATGGTCTGGCACAGAAAGAACATTGTGTGCCTGATGAAATAATAAACTCAATTACAAATGATATCCAGTCTTTGGTAAAAGGTTATGGGCTGGAATCATATTGTGATGATGCAACAGATAACAAAGGAGAATAATAATGCCGAGTTCACCAATAACATCAGAACATGTGGCTAATCCTGTAGAAAGGAAAAGGCTGAAAAATACATACTATCACATTCCTGAAATATCTGCCATATTCACGGTCTGGTATAATGGCAATACAGCATATTTGATGTATGCCTATGATGATGACCAACTGGCTAATGAAGAAAGCTGGGGGCATTGTGAAGAGACAGATGGCATTTCTGAATATGATATGCAATCTATAAATAGGACATTCAGAACCAAGTTTGTATTCCTGAAATAGAATAACTCAGATCGGATAAAATCCTGAAAATATATTCACTGCAATACATATGACTGCTGTTGCCTAAAAATCTGGGTTATATTATATTATATTAATGTACCTGTAACATTATATTATGAAAGTTTTTATTATATCTCGTTCCAAGTAAAACAGAAAAAGTAAACCATAAATGAAAAAAAAGGAGTAACATAATGCCAAGATCAAAATGCAAAAAACCTACTAACAAAATCTGGAGAAAAAA